ATCAAATCATAAGGAGGACACAAAAAATGCAATTAGGAGAACTGTCATTCGGGACAAACATCAAAATCCCCGAGCGACAAGTAGATGGCAGCTACGAGCTGGCGGACTACACGCTGGGCTTCTTCGGCGCGGGTGTAGCTGCGTTTATCCGCAAGGACGTACACAGCCGGTGCCGGTTCGGCGACAGCGTGGAGTACGCCGGTTCTGACCTGGACAAACGCATGACAGAAATATACAACAGCTACCCCGACGAGTTTAAAGAACTGATTATCCCAAGCACGATCCCGTTATATAACGGCAGCGGCGCCGAGAATATAACCCGCAAGGTGTTTGCTCCCACGTTGACCATGGTGGGCTGTGGCGACAATGAAGGAGTGGACGAGGGCTTAACATGGCCTATATTCACTGGCCAGAATAGCCGCAAAAAGACCTTTGACGGCTCGGCGGCCTTCTGGTGGCTTTCCTCGCTGAGCTCCTCTGACTACGCGTGGTACGTCAACGCGGACGGCTCCGCCTACTACCGCATCAACCCGTCGTACTCGTTCGGGGTTGTCCCCGCTTTTGTAATCCCTCAATCGGCACAGATTGACGACACACCGGATAATGATGGCAGTTACAGATTGACGGAACTGCAAAGCTATTGCTCGTAAAAAAGCCATGAAAAGCAAGCGCACAAAAGCATGCGAAATACCTCTCAAAGTCAAACGGTGGGTATGGGAGAGGGATCATCATTCCTGCGTCCTGTGCGGCAGACCCGGCAACCCGGACGCGCATTTTATTCCGCGCTCCCATAATGGCAAGGGAGTGGAGGAAAATGTTGTTACCCTGTGCCCTGAATGCCACAGGGATTACGACAATTCAGAACGCAGGCCGGAGATCAGAAAGGCCCTCCGGGCGTACCTTATGGCCAAATACCCGGATTGGGACGAGGAAAAGCTGAGATACCGTAAGTGGAGGAGCGATTACATATGCAAATAAAGGAGCTTTTACCCATGATCGCCCTGCTGAAAACACAGCGGGTACGGCTGTACCACTCGCCGGACGGGGCGCTGATCGGAGACTTCAGGAGGGAGGATATTCTTCCCGCCGTCTGCGGCAGAACGGTAGCCGCCCTGCTCGATGCGTCCCTGCTGTGCATGGACGCCAACAACAACTACATCAATTTATACGTTGCAACGGGAAAGGACGAATGATATGTGGGGAGCATTTTTCAGCTGGGGGATACCGATGTTTTTCATCGGGTGCGTGGCGGGATACGCCTTCGCGCCCCGCAAAAGGAGATAGACATGGAAGCATGCACAACCGGACAAACCCTGTGCTGGCGTTGCCAGAGGGCGACCAACGCGCCGGGCATGGGCTGCAGCTGGTCTCGCCGCGCCGATCCCGAACCCGTTGAGGGCTGGGAGGCAAGGGAGACAACGCTGAAGGGCAGCGACTATTACCACGGCAAAAACTACACGACAATTATACAGTCCTACGTCATCCGCGCCTGCCCGCTGTTTTTGCCGGACGGG